CTCATATTGATGTGAAAAATCCCATAGTTAATGTTTATTCTACTTATGAACATTATGAAAATAATCACCCCGAATTAGAATTAATTAGAATTAAATTAATTAAAGATTACATGTCTTGTGATTTGAGTGTTTATGAATTTATTCACATGCACTCAGTTTATCCCACATGTAGTCCAATTTTTCGATCTCGCAACATTACCCCCATCTTGTATCTGTGTACTTCTATAGTTAAAATTCCTTTAATTTTTGACAAGAATGTTTTTATTAATGATTTTGAGGTAGAATATTCAATGTATAATAAAAGTTTTAAACATATGGAAGGAACTGGTTTAATAACACCATGTGAAGGTGAAGGTTTGTGTGGAAGCTTTATTTATAACTCCTCAGGAGATATTATAGGTATTCATGCCGCCGGGGATGGTAAAAGGGGATTCTGCGCAATTCCATCAGAATCTACAGCTGAAATGATTAGACAAGACATGATGTCAGTTAGAAATATGCAACTCGAAATTGCGGATGAAAAACGATTTAATTTTTCAGGAGCTCGTTTAGTTTATCCTTCTGAATCAATAGAAACTACCTATCCTTCTTCGAGAAACACCATTCGAGAGAGTGTTTTACATGTAGATAATTGTTCAGAGATGGCGGAATTTATTAGTCATATACATGAAGAGGATTCAGACTTAGTTTACACACCTATTAATAAGAGGGGTCCTCCAATTATACAAAATCCTGTTCAAACTATCAAAAATACATCTATGAAAACTTTTATGAATCAAGGTACGGTGACAACCGATGAGATTAAATTTATAAAAGAGTGTATTCGCTCCCTTATGCCAAATGAAGATTATGATGATCTATCTGACCATGAAACAGCTTTTGGAAATGAAGTTTTTACTTCGTTGAACCACGATTCTTCTAATGGTTATGGTCACCCGAAAGGGAAAAAATCGTACTTTGACTTCGAAAATAAAATTATCCTACCTGAGTTTCAAGATGAATTTAAACAATTTTTATCTAGAGTGGAAACCGGAGAATATGAATACAAAGATTTTCTCAGTAAAGAATGTTTCAAAGTTGACGAATTGAGAGATGAAAGTAAGAGAGAGAAGCCACGAACAGTAAGGGTTTTACCCGTAACACATATTTTTTTAACAAAGAAAGTTTTTGGAAAACTAGCTCTTCATTTTAAGAAATTTAATCATGAAACTGGCATTGGATTAGGATTTAATCCTTTTAAAGATTTTGATTTATTATATAAGAAGTTATCTGATCCTAACATAACTGTAACTGGAGATCTTGATGCAGCGAAATGGGACGGTTCTCTAGTCGCTTTAATAATGGAAGCAATTTTAGAAGTCATGTTCGAAAAATACAAAGGAAAGTATCTCTCTACTAGAGACTTTTTGATAACGTCAATGGTACGATCATTTGTTCTAGTAGCAGATGAATTATACATGACTACTCATGGTCTCCCTACAGGTATTTGGGTTACATTTCTACTAAATAGTTTATTTAATAGAGCCTTAGATGCTTTAGTGATTTATAGAAACGTTCCCCAATATAATGTACAGTCCTTTTTAGATCTAGTTTCATATGTAACAGGTGATGATAAAATATTTGGTGTCCCTAAACATTTGGCTCAATATGTGAACCTACTGACATTTAGGAAAGTATTCGAGTCTTTAGGAATGACAGCTACCAATGGAGATAAAACAGAAATAACAAAACCATCACAATCCTTGGGTAAGTTAACTTATCTGAAACGACATATGAGATTTCACCCTATTTTAAAAAGATGGGTAGGTGCTTTATCCATTAATACAATACTTAATATGACACAATGGGTAGATACCACTAAAGATACATATGAAGCTATGAGTGGGAAAATAAGATCATCCCAAATAGAAGCTTTTATTCACTCAAGTTCTTTCTTCCACAGACTTACGTCTATCTTTTCATCAGTATTGGGACATGATTATTTATTTTTTAACGAACAACAAGTTATCAATATTTTTAAGTAGAGAAGACGCGTATGAACAAACGATTCGAATGCGCGGTTCTTATGATTATAGTAAGATTTAAGTTTTATTAGAATTTTAGTTTTTAGTTAGTTTTACATATAAAATATACCTTATTTAGATTTATTCAGTTATAATACTTTTGTCTATTAGAGTAGCTAGAGTTTTTAGATAAGTACAAAAAATAGAATATCCTTTAGTTTAATATTGCACAGGTGAAATAACAAATATTACGAATCAACCAGAATTTATAGATAAAAAATTTATTCAGAAGTCATCTAATGACTTTTTCACAGATAAAGAAAATTTAACCACTACAGTAGCATCCATATCAACTCGTGAGATACAAATGATACCTTCTATTGCTAACGACTTGTTTACTCAAGTAGATATCGACGAAGCATATCGAGTTGATGCCAAACCTTACATAGAGCGACCATTTTTTGCTGGATCCCTAGAATTTACAATTATTGATCCTCGTTACACTCTATTATCAACTCCTATTTCTAGTTTACCAGGAGATATTATTCGATCTAATCCTTCTTTGTTAGGAGCAATGAAAATTGGCTCATATTATCGAGCAGATTTAGTATTGAACATATCTATGGGAGGTACCATCACACATGCCGGGAAAATTTTAGTAGGAGCCGTTCCACCTATGCCGCTAGGAATTATTCAATCAGGTAAGGATTGGATTAATACGATCCTTTCAGGTCCTCACGCATCTCTTTTCGCCAATGAAGCAACTTCGGTTATGATTAGCATTCCTTGGTATTGTAACTCCGATCTAGCAACTCTAGATATGGATACATCACAAAAAACTAGCTTAGATATCACTCCTATCAATGGAAATTACTCCAATTTATTTTTCCTAGTTCAAAACCCGTTGGCCCCTTCTAATGGATCATCGCAGAGCCTCTCTATTATCATCGAGGCTTGTTTTAAGAATTTAGACATAGTAGTTCCAACGCCTCGTCTAGTTAAGTGGAATCCACAGGCTGGTTTTATTTCAGGTTTGACTGAAACCGTGAAAAATACAGCTACTAATGTAGTTGGTGATTTCATTGATAAAGCAGCTAATTGGTTTACTGATTGGACGGGATTACATAATCCAAATATCC